TAGACGTCAAGCCGTACACCGTAGATCCTGACCAGATGAAGGCTATCCGCGAGAACGTTTATAACTATTACGGCGTTAACGAGGATGTTCTTCAAAATAAAGCATATGGTGATGCGTGGTCAGCGTTCTATGAGGGCGCGATAGAACCGTTTGCAATTCAGTTCAGTGAAGCAACCACAAAGGCTCTCTTCTCCGAGCGAGAGAGGGCACAAGGATCACAGCTTATGCTGACAGCCAACCGGCTCCAGTACATGAGCAACGCAGATAAATTAAACGTGACCGCGCAACTTTTGGACCGCGGTCTTTTTAGTATAAACGAAGCCCGTGAGGTCTGGAACTTAGCACCGGTCGAGAACGGGGACACAAGAGTTATCAGAGGCGAGTATTACTCAGCCGATGACAAGCTGACACCAACGGAGGACATAAACGATGGCAGTCAAGAATGATAGAGAATACAGAGATATGACTATGGAAATCAGGACAGCCAAAAATGAAGAGGCCCCTGAGGAAAGAAAAGTAGTCACAGGATACGCCAGCACGTTCAACGAACCATACACACTGTATGAGAACGATGACTGGCGTTTTAACGAGGTCGTAGATGCGAGAGCGTTCGACAACACCGATATGTCGGATGTCATTATGCAGTACGACCACGAAGGAAGGGTATTCGCAAGAATGTCCAACAACACTCTGACAGTTATCCCTGATGAGAGGGGATTGCTGATAGAAGCGGATCTCGGTGGTACCGAGCTGGGACGCCAGCTTTTCGAGGAAATCCGCGGCGGTTATACGAACAAGATGAGTTTCGGTTTCACAGTAGACGGTGAAGAGGTCCGCGACATGAAAGACGCGGACGGCAAAGACCTCACAGTGAGAACGATCACATCGGTTCGTAAACTTTATGACGTTTCGGCTGTTTCATTACCAGCTAATGACGCGACATCAATCAGCGTCAGGACTCTGACCGACGGAGAGATCGAGAGGATTCAAGCGGAGCGACTTGAAGCTGAAGCACTGGAACTGAGAAGACGCAAACTGCTTATGAAAGCAAAACTTAACGGAGGTCAGTAATGACAAAAGAAGAAATCATGGCACTCGACATGGAACAGATCGAGGCGCGTTCTTCCGAGCTTGCTGCTGAAATAGAGCTCCCTGATACAGACAACTCAAGGCTTGATGCCATTGAGGAAGAGCTGAAGGCACTCGAGGACCGCAAGGCGCAGATCCTGGTCGAAGTCGAGCAGAGAAAAGCAGACATGGCTGCTGTCATCAAGGGACAGGGCGATGTCATCGAAGAAGTTAAAGACGAAAGGAAAGTCAACACAATGGAAATGAGAAACACACCTGAGTACATCAACGCATACGCTGAGTACATCAAGAGCGGAAACGACATGGAGTGCAGAAAGCTCACATCCGAGAACGACACAACTCCTAACGGAACCGGCACAGTAGCAGTTCCTGAGTTCGTTTACGACATAGTAAAAACCGCATGGGAAAGAGAAGGCATCATGTCTCTCGTTCGCAAGAGCTATCTCAGAGGAAACCTTAAGGTTCAGTTCGAGATCAGCGGCGATCTTGCTGTAGTTCACGCTGAAGGTGCTGCGGCAGTTAACGAAGAGAATCTCGTTCTCGGAATCGTTCAGCTCGTGCCACAGAGCATTAAGAAGTGGATCTCGATCTCTGACGAGGTTTATGACCTCAGAGGCGAAGCATTCCTCAGATACATCTATGATGAACTGACATACAGAATCGCAAAGAAGGCAGCAAACGAGCTGATCACAAAGATCGAGGCTTGCGGAACAGTTTCGACCACAACTTGCCCGGGAGTTCCTAAACTCACCGCAGCAAGCCCGGCACTCGGAACAGTAGCGGCTGCTATGGCTATGCTGAGCGACGAGGCTGCAAACCCTGTAGTCATCATGAACAAGGCCACATGGGGCGCATTTAAGGCTGTTGAATACGCTGGCAGCTTCCCGGTTGACCCGTTTGAAGGTCTGCCTGTTATCTTCAACAACACCGTTAAGTCGTCCGCAGCTGCAACAACCGGCGAGACTTACGCAATCGTTGGAGACCTCGGTCACGGCGCACTTGCTAACTTCCCTAACGGTGATGGCATCGACTTCAAGTTCGATGAGCTCAGCAGAAAGAAAGAAGACCTTATCGAAGTGCTCGGACGTGAGTATGTCGCTCTCGGCGTAGTCGCTCCTGACGCATTCGTTAAGATCGTTAAGTAGTTCGAGTATCAGTAAATTAGGAGGTGACTGATATGAGAAAGATTCTTATCGCGGTGCCGTGTATGGACCAGCTTCCGGCACAATTCGCACACAGCCTGGCAACGTTAACGTCTTATGGAATCGAGGACACACAGATTTCTATCTGGTTCAACCTCGGTTCTTTGATTTATACCAGCCGTGACCAAATAGCAAAGAAGGCTTTACTCGATGAAGCGGATCTCGTTATGTGGTTTGACTCGGACATGGTGTTTAACCCTGATACGTTAAAGAGGATGCTTGAACATATCGACAACGGAGCCGATATGGTGACGGGTATCTATTACAGACGGACGCAGCCGTTCTCGGCGGTGGCATTCGACAAGATGGACCTCAACGAAGAGGGCACGGCTTTCGAATGGACGGAGTTCGATGAGATACCGAGTGAGCCGTTCGAGGTCGGTGCTTGCGGTTTCGGGTGCGTCCTGATGAAAACGGAGATATTCGTTTCCGTCTTTGCAAAGTTCGGGCTGATGTTCACGCCGATAGCAAACTGCGGTGAAGACATCGCGTTCTGCTGGAGGGCGAGACAGTGCGGATACAAGATACTTGCAGATCCGTCTATCGGACTCGGACACGTTGGGCACACGGTCATCACGAAGGAATTTTTCGACAACTATCAGTTAACTCTAAAAGCAAGAGCGGAGCGGGGCGAATAACCTCGCTCCTGTTGTGAGGTAATTATGGCTACACTGGACAAGGTGAAAATGGGGCTGCGTATAAAGACAACGGCCTATGATGAAGAACTCACGGATCTGATAACGGCGGCACAGCTTGATTTGGGCATTGCGGGTGTCGCGGTTCCGTCAACTCTTGATGAGATCGTGACAAGAGCAATCATCACATACTGCAAAATGTCGTTCGGTCTGCCTGAGGACTATGACCGACTCAAAATGTCATACGATGAGCAGAAGGCTCAGCTCGTAACAGCCACAGGATACACCGATTGGTTGGAGGCGTAAGATGTATGACTCAATTGCAACGCTAAAGGGCGAACCGATTACCACATATGACGAATACGGCAACGAGGTCATCACTTATACCGATAACGAAGTCTATGTGATGCCTCGTGGCGTATACAATGCGGAGTTCTACAATGCGGCCCAGGCGGGACTTCATCCGTCCATAACGTTCGTGCTGACGAATAAAGCGGATTACAATGGCGAGCGTCTCATTGAATGGGAGGGCAAGTCATACAACGTAATACGCACCGATTGGGCGGCACAGCGGGACAGCATCAGCCTTATTTGCGAGGAGCGTGTTCATAATGGCTAATACAAAATCAGTGTCCATACAGATGCGTGAAATCTTAGAACAGTTCGATGACAAGGTCAATGATGTTCTTGAAAAAGCAGCAGACACCGTATCACAGCAGTCTGTTGAGAAGTTGCAGAACACATCACCGCGCAGATCCGGGGCGTATGCCAGCGGATGGACAGTCGAAAAGGAGTCTGCAAAAGAGGTTATCGTGCACAACTCAGACCATTATCAGCTGACGCATCTGCTTGAGAATGGTCACGTTGTACGCAATAAAAAAGGCACATATGGACGTGCACCGGCTCACAAGCACATTAAGCCTGTTGAGACATGGGCAAACAAGGAGTTCCAAAGACTTATCAAAGAGGGCATTGAGTCATGACCATTTATCAGACATTACAGAGCACCGGCCTTCCGTGTGCTTATTCGCATTTCAAGACGAATCAGAGCCCGCCGTATATCGTGTATATCGGCAACGGTCAGAACGTCATGGAGGCGGATAACACGCACTACTGGAGGCGAAACCAGTATCAGGTCGAATACTACTTCACAACTAAAAACGAATCACACGAGGCCAGCATCGAGGACGCACTTCTCGGAGCTGGCTATTTATATGACAAATCCGAGGACATCTACATCGAGTATCAGGGTGTGTTCGTGATTTATTACTACATCTAAGGAGAAACAAATGGCAAATAAAGTCGAATTTGGTATCTCGAATCTGTACGTCGGAACTTATACAGAGGGCACAACCGGCACAGCAACTATGGGCACACCTTATCATCAGGCGGGAGCTATATCCTTCAGCCCTGAAGAACAGAGTGAGTCCAATAACTTCTATGCAGATAACGTGATCTACTGGAGCGGTTATACCGGCGGCACATTCGAAGGTGATCTCGAAGTCGCAAAGTTCGATGACCAGTTCAAGAAGAACTTCCTCGGATACATTCAGAAGGGCGATGGCGGACTTGCTTGCGTCAAGAACGCAACGAAGCCAAGCGTGTACATCGCATTTCAGGTCGAGGGCGATTCCGAGTCTCGCAGGGTAATCATGTACAACTGCGCTCTTGGCGGCATTACAAGAGAGTATGCAACAGAAGAGGAGTCAATCGAACCGGCTACGGAAACGATCGCAGTCACAATTGCAGGAGACAACAAAACAGGTATCTCTATGGTTTCCTACAATCAGGGGGTTACGGGATACAGCACGCTGTTTACAAATCCTCCGGCTCCGACAACCACTTAATCGAAACGGGGCGGGGCTTTGGGCTCCGCTCCATTTTTTCTATCACTTGGAGGTGAAACATGGAAAAAATCATCAAGATTGGAAAACAAGAAGTCCGGCTTAACAACAACGTTGCCTGGACTATGGAATATAGAGACCAATTTGGTAAAGATATCGTTCCGGCGATCATGCCGCTTCTCGCTTCAATGATCGAGGGAGTTTCGACAATAGTTGCAGAGGCGGGTGATGAGGTTAACACATCGACTATCGCGGAAGCACTTCAGGGAAGAGCAATCGACATCATGCTGCCCATGTTTCAGGCCGAGTTCGTTGATTTGGTTGTAAATGTAACATGGGCAATGGCAAAGGCTGCTGACGAAAGCATAGCACCGCCGAGACAGTGGGTCAGACAGTTCGACTCGTTCCCGCTCGATGTGGTAGGACCGGCAGTGTTCGACATGGTCCTGAAGGGATTTGTATCATCAAAAAACTTGAAAAGGCTGAAGAAAATCGGCGAAAGTCTGAAAAGTCTTCAGCCATCACACTCGATGTCATCATCCTCGCAGGACTCGAACGAGGACTAACGATGTCAGATATCCGCACTATGCAGCTCGGACAGGTAGTTGACTTTTGTATCAGCTACAACGAGCGACAGAAGGCGGCAGAGAAAGCGCATAAATACGCTGAGAAGCACGGAACGAAGCGCAAGGGAACACAGAACGATATAAATGCGTTCTTTGGTTAGAGGTCAAAATGGCGGGAAATATAAAGGGCATAACGATCCAGTTCAGAGGCGAGACTACTGAACTTGATGAGGCTTTACGGAAAATAAATAAAGAAACAAAAGACATCGACTCAGAGCTGAAAAATGTCAACAGGGCTTTAAAGTTCAACCCAAACTCTGTAGAACTTTGGAAGCAGAAGCAAACACTTCTCAATCAGAAGCTCAAAGAAACGAACGAGAAGGCTGCCGTATTGCGAGACACGCTGAAGAAGGTCGAATCGGGCGAAATAGAAATGTCCTCAGACGATGTAAATCGACTGAAGAGAGAGCTTATAGAAGCCGAGTCGAAGGCGAAGAAATTCAAATCCGAACTTGACAAGATAGGCAACGCAAATCTCAAAGCCCTTTCGGAACAGCTCAAAAAAATAGGGGCGAAGATGACCGAGGTAGGGAAAACGATGACTACAAAGGTCACTGCTCCGATTGTTGCGGGTTATACAGTAGCTACGAAATATGCATCCGACTATGAAGAGAACTTGAACAAACTGGATGTTGCTTTCGGATCTAACTCTCAGGCGGTCAAAGACTGGGCAAACAATGCAAGCAAAGAATTCGGCTTGTCAAAAGTTCAGGCAACAGACGCTGCGTCTGCTTTCGGTGCACTCGGAAAGGGCATCGGCTTAACAGAAGGCGAAGCCGCTAATATGTCTACGACGTTAGCGGGACTGTCTGCGGATCTCGGCTCCTACTTCAATGTGGGCGTAGACGAATCAGCAAAGGCTCTTGAGGGCATCTTCACAGGCGAGTCTGAGGCATTGAAAAAGTTTGGTGTTGTTATGACAGACACCAACCTTCAAAAGTTTGCTGAAGATCAGGGGCTTGTTTGGAAAGAACTGGATCAGACGGAAAAAACAATGCTTCGTTATGATTACGTTCTTGCCAAAACAAAAGACGCGCAGGGCGACTTTGCGAGAACCAGCGACGGAACGGCAAACAGCACAAAGATATTCCAGGCATCACTTCAGGACCTCGGAACGGCTATAGGAACAAATCTGCTGCCGATAATCACACCGATAATTCAGAAGATAACCGAATGGATAAATAAATTTAATGAACTGTCTCCGGCAACACAAAAGATAATAACCATTGTCGGTCTTGTAGCTGCTGTTATCGGCCCGCTGCTTGTGGTGCTCGGAACGCTTGTGTCGAGCATTGGTGCGTTGATAGGGGCTGCACCGGCGATCATAGGGGCAATGGGTACGTTTATCACTACCGTCGCTCCGGTCATAGCGATAATCGGTGCGCTGATTGCCATCGGAGTCCTGCTCTATAAGAATTGGGACACCATCAAGGCCAAAGCAATAGCCTTATGGAACGCATTAAAAGCCACGTTCAACAACATAAAGAACACGATCATAACAACGTGGAACAATATCAAAACTGCGGTAAGTAATGCTATTGAAAATATCAGGAACAAGATCACATCAACATTCAACTCGGTAAAGGCTACGGTCGTATCAGTTTGGAACGGCATCAAGTCGGCTATTGTAACACCGATACAGACAGCGGTCGAAGTTGTGCGTTCAGCTATTGAAAAGATCAAGTCGATAATAAACGGAGCACACTTGCAGCTGCCGAAATTCAAGCTCCCACACTTCCGTATCAACGGCGGTAAACTTCCGTGGGGCATCGGGGGCAAGGGTACGCCTCCGAGCATTAACGTTGACTGGTATGCAAAGGGCGGTATCTTTAATAGCCCGACGATTGCGGGAATCGGCGAGATCCCCGGCGGTGAAGCGGTCGTTCCGCTTAACAAGTTCTGGGACAAACTCGACAAGATGCAGGGCGGTGAGACTAACATCGTCATCAACATAAACGGAGCAAGCAAAGACCCGCGCGAGATCGCTGAAGAGGTCAAGCGTGTTCTTATAAGGGAAACTAATCAGAGGAGGCTCGCATGGCAGTAGCACCGACAGGAAATATATTTAAGGCGTTATCATTCGATAATGTATCATCGCGGACATACGGCGTATATATCACGGGTGAGGCTGTCTACAATGCTCCTGAACGTGAAGTCGAAATGATATCGATACCGGGCAGAAACGGAGCTTTTGCGCTCGACAAAGGCCGT